ATCGTTGCTGGCTTTGCAGCCGCCAGCGGTAGGCAGAGAAATTTCGATATGGCTAAATCTTTAGTCAATGCGATTGACCTCTATGTTTCTCCATATGGCGAATACAAAGTTGTCCTTAACAGACACCAAATGACTACTCACGCATTCCTAATCGATCCGGCAATGTTTAAAACGTGTGTACTCAGAGGCTTCGCAAGAACACTTCTAGCGAAAACTGGTGACGCAGATAAGCATTCGGTGACTGGAGAATTGAGTTTGAAGCACAACTCATTTGCTGACTCCGGCATGATCACTGGATTGTCATAAACAAGTTTTAGCCCTGGGTTTTATTACCTGGGGCTAGAAATCGTCAGAGTGTTTCCCTGGTTTTGTGCTCTCCTTCCCAGGGAGCATTCTGACACCCTAATTTTCAAAGGAGATTTTAGATGACTAAGAAGACGGACAACACGTTTATGCACGACGTGAATACAGACTGGCTTGATGAAGCCGATGGTCTGACAATGAAGAACACTCAGAATATCGACCAGAAATGGTTGGATGGTCTGAAGGATGAACGCAATGACTCTGGCAAGCAGAGAGAGAAAGAATTTATGCGTGTAGCATCGATCCCAACAGCTGTGGTTGATCAGTGGATGCGCGAAGGCTTCAACATTTATGAAGTCTCAGGAAAAGAGATTGTCAAAAGACTTCGAGACCAAAACCTCGATTACTTTATGACAACCGAAAAGAAAGCTTTTAATTAAAGGAAATTAAAGATGAACTATGGAGATCTGAGGGCGCATTTTAAAGCTCTTCTGAATAGAAGTGACTGTACAGATGCCCTAGCAAATACTTTCCTAGATCAGGGTATTCAGCGCATCCAGCGTCAGCTTAGGATACCACCAATGGAACGGACTTTAACGGTTGCTATAACCAATAAAGTTAAATTTGTAATTGTGCCTTCCGATATGTTGGAGTTAATTTCAATATCGCATGGCTACACCCATCTCGTAAAATTGCCACATCATGAGTTTAATACTATCTCAGAAGCGCAAGAGGAGGGTACTCCTAAGTTCTTTACGAGGGTACGAGAAAGGCTAGAACTGTATCCATATCCAAGTTCTGGGAATCTTTTAATTGATTACTATGGAGAGTTTCAAAAGATGACTGCGGACTCTGATGAAAGTACTCTGGCTAAGATCGCTTCAGATTTAATCTGTTATGCAGCCCTTGGGTATAGTGCAGATTACTATTTAGATGAACGCACAGCTGTCTTCGAGCAGAAGTTCATTTCACTACTCACTGAAATACAGGAACAAGCAAACGCTGCGGAACAATCGGGGATTTCTCAGGTAATGAGGCCGTCCGCTACTTACGACACTTAAAAATTTAACTGAGGAATACACATGGCAGACAGCTCTTTTTATTCAGATACGGGTACAACAAGTGCCTCAATCTCTTCGATCAACACTCTTAGCAATGCAGCTACAGCGTCAAAAGATGCAGCCGCTGCATCAGCTACAGCAGCCGCAGCCTCAGCTACGACAGCTTCTGGCCATAAAGACACAGCTACAACCCAAGCAGCTTTGGCTACAACTAACGGTGCTGACCAAGTCGCTCTCGCCACGACGCAAGCAAATAACGCTGCGGCCTCTGCAACTACAGCTTCCGGGCATAAAGACACAGCTACAACTCAAGCTGCTCTTGCAACCACGAATGGTGCAGCTCAGGTTACGTTAGCTACGGCCCAAGTTGCTTTAGCTACTACTCAAGCTGGCAATGCTGCAACGAGTGCGACGGCAGCCGCTGGTTCTGCCACCACTGCATCAGGCCATAAGGATACTGCAACCACACAGGCAGCTTTGGCTACGACTAACGGTGCAGCTCAAGTGACACTAGCTACAGCACAGGTAGCCTTAGCTACCACTCAAGCTGGCAATGCTGCAACGAGTGCGACTGCTGCGGCTACTAGTGCTGCTGACGCAGCGGCATCCTTAGATTTATTTACTGATCAATACTTGGGTGCTCACTCTTCTGATCCAACTGCGGATGGTGATGGCGACTCGCTGACTGTTGGTGATCTCTATTATAATTCTACAAGTGGTAATATGAAATATTACAATGGAAGTGCGTGGGTATCAGCTTTCGTTAGTGCGTCAGGAATGGCAGCCCTGTCAGGTTCAACCTTTACTGGTAACGTCACAGTTCCAAATTTAATTACTGCTGGAAATGTTGACGGTCGGGATGTCTCCGTAGACGGAACGAAGCTCGATGGCATAGCCGCAAGTGCTAATAATTATGTCCACCCAAACCATAGCGGAGAAGTTACCTCAACAGCCGATGGTGCTACAGTTGTCGCTGACAACATAATTGATGAAGCTAACCTTAAAGTCAGTAATAGTCCGACCAATGGCTACGCTCTTACAGCTCAATCTGGTAATACTGGAGGTTTAACGTGGGCGGCTACAGCTGACACAACATATTCGGTTGGCGATGGTGGTCTGACTGAGATTAACTTTACTTCTGCTGATAATACTAAGCTTGATGGTATTGCTACGGGAGCAACTAATTTTACATCTGCCAATGCTATCTCTGCGGTGACTGGGTCAAACCTGGACATGGGTTCGAACAATGTGACTACAACAGGTAAAATGTTATTTGCTAATATGTATTCGCAGACTGGTGACTTACCGTCAGCATCTACATATCATGGGATGTTCGCCCATGTTCATGGTACAGGTCTAGCGTACTATGCACACGGTGGAAACTGGATTTCACTTGCTAAGACATCAGAGTTAGCCTCAGTTGGCGATGGTGGACTTACTACAAACGATTTTACAGATGCTGATCATTCTAAACTTAATGGAATAGAAGCATCTGCCGATGTTACAGATGTCACAAATGTTACTGCGGCTGGAGCTTTAATGGACTCAGAGGTTACGAACCTTGCACAAGTTAAAGCCTTTTCTTCTAGCGATTATGCCACGGCTGCCCAAGGTACATTAGCAACTAATGCCCTACCAAAATCTGGCGGTACGATGACTGGGGTAATCACCGCAGACGCAGGTATAGACATAGACAACATCAACATCGACGGAACTACGATTGGTCTAAGTTCTGGCAATCTTACCCTTGATGTCGCTGGAGAGATAAACATTGATGCAGGGGGCGGTAATATCACTATCTTAGATGATGGTACGGGAATAGCTTATCTTGCTAATAGTGCTAGTAATTTTGTTATTCAGAGTGCAGTTTCTGATAAAGACTTGCTTTTTAAAGGTAATGATGGTGGCTCAACAATCACAGCCCTGACACTAGATATGTCAGCGGCAGGAGCCGCAACATTCAACAACGATGTTACTGCTTTCTCTGATGAACGCTTGAAATCTAACATAACCACAATCCCAGATGCCCTATCTAAAGTAAGCGAGATGAGAGGTGTGCATTATGTGCGTAATGAAACAGGCAAAGATTCATCAGGTGTCATCGCTCAAGAATTACAGAAGATAGCACCAGAACTTGTACTCACCGCAGATGACGAGATGGGTACAATGAGCGTTAACTATGGAAACATCACTGGATACTTGATCGAAGCGATTAAAGAGCTGAAAGCTGAAATTGAAGAATTGAAAGCGAGGTAGAACATGGCATTACCATCCGCAGGGAATACAATTTCTCTACAACAAGTAAACGTAGAACTTGGTAATTCAGCTACTGCCTCAATTAATATGGGTAGTTCGAGTGTGCGTAGTTTATTCGGTATTTCCGATGGTGCTATTGATATGTCCGATGGGTTTGGTAAATCTAGTGAGCTAGGCTTGACTGCTTCTGCGGCATCTAGTGCTAACCTACAAACTCTATTTGATGCTAACACTTCTGGAAGCTGGACAGGAAGTACCGCTAAAAGATATACCATTAACTCTGGCACTACTATGGGTCTTATAACAGTGCCAGCTAGTATGGGTGGAACCCTTATTATTGACCACGCTGGTGCAATCCAAGGAACAGGCGGTTCTGCAAATGGAGGTGCTGGCGGCACAGCCATGACAATCCAATCCACTGGCGTAACAATCAATATGGCTTCTGGATCTTCTATCTCAGGAGGTGGATCTGGTGGAGGCCAAGGAGGTACAGGCGGTCAGGGAAAAGTTTCAGGTTCAGTTGGTACTCAATGTAAGAACTGTGATTATTTTGGTGGGCATCCCAGTCAATATTGTACTGCGAGCGCACGTTCTAACTTTGCAAGTTGTCATCAGGGTTCGTGTTGTGAACAGGGCGAAGATAATTGTACTTTTTATACTACCACTTGTTACGTTTATACCTACTATAATGGCACCAGTGGTGGTGCTGGTGGCGTAGGTCAAGGATACGGCCAATCAGCAACAAACGGTTCATCTGGTTCTTCTGCTGGAAATAATGCTGGTACAGGTGGGTCGGGTGGAAACGGCGCTTCATTTGGTAACGCTGGAGCATCGGGAAGCTCAGGCGCAAACGGAAATCACACAAACGGTGCAGGGGGTTCTAGTGGTGGAGCCGCTGGGCGAGCTATCACATTCTCAGGTGTATCAGCTTACACAATCATTGGCACAGCTAGTGGAACAATTCACGGAGCGTACACATAATGATCGAAGAAGAAGTGAGAGTTAATTACATTTTGTATCCAGAAGAAAGAATTGCAATCTGTGAGCAATGTGAATGGTATAGAAAATCAATCGCGCAATGCAAAAAGTGTATGTGCTTAATGAAATTTAAAACAAGGCTGAAATCTGCAAAATGTCCAATTGGAAAATGGTAAAGGAAATACAATGGATTATGAAATAAAAGAATTAGTGTCTGGTAGTGCTAAAGTACAATTTGCCGATGGAGCTTGGGCTGACGTTCCAATCCTAAATGGTGATACTAAAAGTCAGTTTGAAGTCAGGGTGGCAAATTATGCAACCAAGACGGTCGATGCTGTACCAAGTTGGGCTAATGTTGGTGATACAGGTTCTGTTGCACAGACAACCCTAGCTAGTAGTGTAGGTGTTTTTGACGATTCAAATGCCCCAACAGATCCTGATTGGTTAAAAGGCCGTAAAGAAGAATACGGATCGGTCGATAGTCAAATTGAGTACATTGCTGAAAAAGGTTTGGCAGCGTGGCAGACCGAAGTAGCTCGCATTAAAACTAAATATCCTCAACCGTAATAAGGGCAGTTAAATGGACATTGAAACCAGATTAAACAAAGCCGAATGGATGATAGATCGCCATGATGAGAGTATCAAAGAGTTGAGAGGTGTTTCTAAAGAGCTAAAGAAAAGTTTGTACTCGATACATCAGACACTCGTCCAAATAAAATGGTTTGCTGTTGGTGCAGCCGTTATTCTCTTTGCAAACCAAATGGGACTAGGAAGTATCTTTCGGCTTATAGGAATTTAACACATGAAAAAGATATTAGTGGTACTATCCCTAGTTCTCCTAGGGTGCTGTAGCTATGGCGTTGCCATTGCAGCTGACAGTAATACAATCTCTTCGACAGTAACTAACAGCTCACCTTCCACAGCTGCCTCTCCGTCAATTCAGATACCCCAGGCTGTCTGTCGATTTGGTGTCTCAGGAGCTGTCTCATCGAGTGTCATAGGTATCTCAACAGGCATGGCTGTAACTGATGAAACGTGCCAACTGGTGCTCCTGGCGAAGCTGGTTGCAGGGCTAAATCTCAAGGTGGGTAGTGTCAGTATTTTATGCCAAGACGCTCGGGTCTTCCAAGGCCTCTGGGATGCAGCTCTGTATTGCCCAAAAGAGGGTAAGATTGGTGAAGAAGCCCGAGATCTTTGGCTGGCTAGTTGGGAAGAAATGCCAGCTGGTGCTCCAATTCGAGACAAGATGGAAATGCAAAGTAAACCTCCCAAGAAAAGGATATCTGTAGATGAGCCTAAAGACGCTAAAACTGGCATTATTGGCTTGCTGCTTTTCTTGCTTATTCTCTAATGCCACAGCAAACGACCTATGCCCCACCACGACCACAGGGCTATGTGATGTAACCTCCGTTGGAACCGAAGAGATAGATACAGTTGTCGAAACCTATAACGATGGCTCCGGCATTGAGACTATTACAACGATAACGACAACAGTCACCACTGACACTGTTAGTCATGGTAACTCAGGCGATCTACTCGATGAGAGCTTGGGATATACCAATCACGGGTCGGACCAAAATACAGATCCTGGGGGCAAGGGATCTGCGATGAACAACTCAGCTCAGTGCCGATCTCTAGGAACCTCAGATATCTGTGCAGGGTTAACATCAACAAACCTGACGACCTATGAGTGGAACAACCTGGACGTCTCAGGATTATCTATGGAAGGACGAGGGGGTGAAGTTACCTACTCTGTGGCTATTGATGTTCCTACCTCAGATACAACCTCAATTACCATCACGGGTATTAATGAAGCTGGTTCGACAGTTCTCTCAGGAACCGACGTGCTGTCAGCTGTTGGTACGGAAAGCATTGGTATTTACGAAGGTAGTTTTGATTTCTCAGACAGCCTAAGTCGTATCAGTATTAAGATGTTAGGCACGAATTACCAACTCACGTCAGCTTACCCGGTGTTCGATGATCTCCACGCAAACATTTACTGGAACATTGTTAACACTGTCGTCACCCAATTTATTTCGACTGAAACTGAATATTTATTACTAAACCCAACTACCGACCCGGTTGAACTGGAGTTAGTCGAAGATTTCTACGATCACCACGAAGTCAACGATACAGGTGAGCATATTGAGATTATTAATATAAATGAGGAACCAATACATGAAATCACTTTTGAGTCAGTTAAGTTCGAACTTGAACAGCCTATGGATCTTAATTTGGACTTGGATCTGGGTCCACCCGTGGACCTTAATCCGATGGGTACTAATGGTCCCGGTTCGAATACTGAAATGGATACTATCGACGTTAGTTCGATCTCCTCGGATTTGGAGGAAGTCTTCGACATCGGACCAGCTGGAGCTGGATCTCCCGGACAAGGAAGTTCCGAAGTATCTGGGGAAATCAAAGTTGAAACCAAAGAAGTAAAGGCTAGTCCAAAGCCTAAGAATGAGCCTCAAGCGGATGTCGAAAAAGAGACTGAAGTTGAGGCTCAAACTGGATCAAAAGAGGCTACCAGTGAGGCTAAAAATGAGCCTACAGCTAAAGCAAAGACTAAAGCAGTTGTTAAAAAAGCTACTTCAAAA